CCGACATGAACGAACCGTGCCGGAAGTCGCCCACGAAGTCACCGCCCGGTGTGACCCAGACATTGCCGGGCACGTCGGTCAGATAAATGGGGCGCCCGTACCAGCCGCGCATGCTGCGCTGCAGGTGCTCGATCTTCTCGGGCCCCAAGAAGCGTTCCAGACGGCCGGCGTGCACCGGCTTGCGTGCTTGGCGCATCGCGCTCCCCCTTCGCGTTGCCGCGGGTTACGACAGCTGCAGGCTCAGCGTCAGGCCGCCGGGGCAAGACACCGACGTGGCGCCGCTCGGGATCACGTTGTCCGTCACCACGAGGTCGGTACCCGAAGTGCCCACCGAGCCGGCGATGATCGAGCTACCCGCAGCGTTCTGCAGCTGGAAGTTGTCGATGGTACCGGCAGTGGGGGTGTTGTCCGGTGCGATGGTGTTGGACACCGCAGTCGACGGGCTGGCCGACGAAGCGCTCTGGAAGGCGCCGCCCGAGGTCTGGAACGGCAAGTCCGCGAGCGGCGTGGTCGACGCGCGCAGTTGGAAATTGCCGCCGTCCAGCAGGGCCGTGATGGCGTTGAGAGCGGCCTGGCGGGCCGAGTTAGCGATCGTCAGAGCCATGGCTGGCCTCCTGCTGTTGCGATTCGGGGTGCGGTTGATCTTCCTGCAACGGTGCCGAGCCCCGGAACTCGGTGCCGCCGATCACGTTGCCGGCCGCGTCCTTGTAGACGAGCTTGCCGCTGATGCCGATGCGCATTTGCACCGTCTGCTTCATGTCCATGGGTCACTCCGTTTCGGCGCCCGCGATCAGGCCGGCATCGTCGTACTGGTACTTGATCTTCTTGGCCGGTTGCTTGCTTTTGGCCTCGGCCATCGCGCCGGCCACCGCTTGCTTCACGATCTCGCGGATGAAGTCGCCCTGCTTGGTCTTGTCCTCGCGCGCTGCGATAGCCTGTTCCTTGCTGGCGTCGAGTTCGGCCTGGAACTGAATCTTCTCGCGTTCGAAGTTCTGCGCGTCCTCGATCTGCTTCTGCTGCGCCTGCGCGGCCGCGTCCTGCATCTGAGTCAGCACGTCATCCGAGGGCACCACGTCGTCGACCGGCAGTTCCATCGCGCTGGCCACCTCGCGCAGCAGCGCCGCGCGGTACTTGGCCGTGATGATCTGGCTGTCGATCGGGTTGGCCGTCATGCCCAGGAACTGCATGCGGCGCTGCTGCGCCGACTCGCGGATCAGGATCGCCGCGGCGCCGCGCGGGATGACGATGTTGTCGCCCTTGATGCTCTCGTCCTTGTTGTAGAGCATCTCGTTGTTGAAGGTGACGTTGATCGTCGGGGCGATCACGTTCATGTCCACGTTGCTGATGGCGCGACGCAGGCCCTTGGCCGCATTGTTCATCAGCATGCTGAGGCCCTGCGCCGTGTCGCCCGCGCCGGCGGCCACGCCGTTGCCGTAGGTGTAGCGCGGCACGCCAGTGGCGTCGTCGGCACGCATCTCCCACTTCTCGTAGAGCAGCATCAGGTTGTTCGTGTTGTCGTTCGGCTGGAAGAAGCCGATGCCGGGGTTCACGCCCTGAGTGGGATCGCTCTTGAGTTGCCACAGCTTCCACGGGAAGATTTCCATGGTCTGCTCGCCATCCGCCAAGCGGTCGGCGTGCACCCAGACCATCGGGCCCGAGGCCATGCTCATGTTGTTCGCCTGTGCGCACGCGATGGCGTTGCACATCTGCTGCGGCGTGCTGGCCAGGTCCGGGATGCTGCGGCCCCAGAAGGCGCCGGGGATCTCGTCGTAGCAAGCCTTGAAGTACGGGCGCATGCCCAGCGGATCCGGGTTCAGGCGCGCGTAGAGGATGTAGCGGCCGCACAGCAGCACGTTGACCTCGTACTCGCGGGTCTCTTCCAGATCCTCGGCCACGCCCCAGGACATCAGCTTCCAGCCGGGCACGCTGCCCCAGTAGTTCAGCGCGTCGATGACGCCCGGTGGCGACAGCCACATGTAGAGCGTCTCTTGCTCCAGACGCTGGCGCTCGGCCTCGGTCCACAGCCAGCCTTCCAGATGGCCGTTGTAGTAGTCGCGCAGTGCCTGGTCGATCTGGTCGTCCTGATAGCCCGGCACGCCCTTGAGGTCGTGCAGTTCCTCGCGGCGGAAGCGCACGCGCTCGATGAAGTCGCCCTGCTGCGGCGAGCGCGATTGCGGCGCCGGGTAGGTGTCAAACGGGCTGACGCGCTCCCAGGTCGGCGCAGGGTCGTTGCGCACGATGGGTTTGAAGCCCTCGCCCCACTCCAGCGTCTTGTGGCGGGCGTAAACCGGGCCCTTGAGGATCGCGGCCGGGTAGGTCACGAAGTCCTCGATGAAGGCATCCATGGCCTTCTCGTAGTTGCCCTGCGCGAGCCGGTCGGCGATCTGCCGCTCCATCCGCTTGGCGCGGCGTTCGGCCGCCTTGGCAACTTCCTTCTCGGCCTCGTCGCGCAGCTTCTCGCCCAGTTCGCTGACGAGCGCACGGAACTCTTCCGGTGCCATCACGCCGCCGCCGGCCTGCGCCGTCTGCTGCATGATCTGCTGCGCCTGGTTGATGGCCTTGCCGACGATGCCCTTCTTGATCGGCATCGGCAAGTCGGCGATCGGCGTCGGCGCGACACCCCACGGCTGCTCGCCGGCGGGCAGCAAGATCTCACGGATCCAGGCCGACGCGGCGCGGCACTTCACCTCGGTGAGCGGCGCCCACACCATGTTCATGCCGCCCAGCACTTCCTGCATCTGCGCCTGCTGCGCGGCGCTGTAGACACCACGGCGGGCGCGGAGGTCGGCCAGTAGCTTGAGGTCGATCTTGACCTTGGCCAGCTTGTTGCGCATCCAGGCCTGGCGCACGTGGCCGGCCAGCGCGGAGGCGGCTTGCCAGTGGTCATCCTCGTTGAAGAGGTCGGTGCCCTCGTCAGGCACGGTGGCGTCACGCTTCTGTACCTCGGCCAGCCCCAGCTGGCGCACCAGAGGGTTCACTCCGCTGGTTGTCTTCGGCGGCATCGCCGAGGCCAGCCCGCGCGATTGCGGCGCCATGGGTGCGATTGGGCCAAGACTCGGGACAGCCATGGGCCCGCATTATGCACGGCTTCCGCCATGCGGGACAAGCCGCTCTACCGTGACCAAATCACAGTGCGCCGCGGCACCGGCTTGACCCGGGCGATGGTCACCTTCCGGTCAATCAGGTCGGGCACGAAGGTCAGGGCCAGCGAGTCGGCCTTGTCAGGCGATTTGCCCCCATTTCGCTTCAAATCCTTCTTACTTTGCAGCTGAATACGGAAGCGCGCGTCATAACCGTAGTCCAGGCTGATCAGCTGCTCGCCCAGGTCGTCGTCATCGGGGATCTGCCCGTTCTCCAAGAACTCGCGCATCTTGCCCCAGCACTCGCTGCGCTGGTTGAAGTACTGCTTCTCGTCCTTGGCCGGCACACCCCACTGCACCGGAATCAGCGCCGGCAGGCCCTGCATGCGGCGCAGCGCGGAGTCGAGGTCGGCGCCGTTGCCGATCGCATCGTAGGCGATGCACGAGATCGGCCCTTCCTTGCGCACGATCTCGAAGATCCGGCTGGCCAGATCCACGCCGTCGAAGCCCGACAACGCGACTTGGAAGTGCACCTTGAGGCCCTGGCGCAGCGTGATGACGGAGAAGTCGTCGCCGAAGCGCGCCGGGTCGACAGCGAGGATCTTCGGGTGCGCCTGGTACATGGTCTGGGTAAGGCGCCGGCGGCGGGCCTGCCCGACGAGCTCGGGGCTGATGAAGTTGGCGTAGCCGGCGCGCGGGAACTCGCCCTTGACGCGCACGCGCACGAAGTCGCTGTCTTCGCCGTACTCGTCGATCCAGGCCTCGATCTGCTTCTTGTTGGTGAAGCTGACGGTGCGCGAGTCGACGCGGACGTAGGTGTTGCGCTTGCCCTGGGTGCAGTTCTTGAAGAACCGGCCGCTGGTCTTGGTCGGGTTGCCGTAGCGCAGCCACAGGATCTGCGTCTTCGCGTCGGTCAGCGCGCCCTCGGTCACGTCCCAGATCAGGTCGTCAATGGCCGAGGCCTCGTCGAAGATCACGATGATCCGCTTGCCTTGGTTGTGCAGGCCGGCGAAGGCCTCGGAGCGTTCCTTTGACCACGGGATCTGGTCAATGCGCCACGTCTTCTGCCGGTCGGGGTCGCCAGCGATGAAGATGGCCGTGGCGGTGAGCGTGAACAGCTGGCGCGCGATGAATAGCTGGTACCACTTGCCCAACTCCGCCCACGTCTTCGTGCGCAGCTGCGTGTCCGTGTTCGCCGTCACGACGCCGCGCGTGTCGGCGCTCGTGCTGATGGCCCACAGGATGGCCCAGGACACCTCGGCGCTCTTGCCGATGCCGTGGCCCGAGGCCACGTCTTCCTCGATGACGCAGCCCTCGGCGCCGCCCTCGCGGATCGCCTTGCTGATGCGCTCCTGCTGCTCCAGCTGCCACTGCTCGGGCCCGCTCATGCCCTCCAGCATCGTGCCGCGCTCGCCCCACGGGAAGGCCCAGCGCACGAAGCCTACGAAGTCGTCATGGAAGCTGGCCAGCTTGTCGAGCAACTCGCCGACCTCGGAGCCGGCGTACAGGTCAGCGGAGCGGCGTGTCATGTCCACGGGCACCTCGATTCGAAGAAGGGGGTCGGGCGGCGGGATCCGCGTGTTGTGCGGGTCGTCGAGCGGGCCTCTGCGGGTAAGTTGTTTGAGCACCGGCTCGCAGCTGATCGGCGCCAGCGCAAGCCGCTGCACGAGCTCGGTGGGTTGCACCGGCTCGTAGAACTTCTTCCACATCCCCGACGACCATCGGTTCAGGGTCTTGAACCCCTTCGGCCGCGGCCCGTGCCATCCCTGCTTGTGGTTGTTCGGGCCGGGTCCGGTCATGTCGTCAGGTGAGGTGCGCGGCACGCGGCCGCGCGGAGGTCGTCAGCGGCCGTTGACCTTGGTCTGGTAGACGGTGGCCGTCGGGGTGAGTACGTTGCCGGCGCCGCTGGCCGGCGGATAGCCCTCGGCCTGCGGCACGCAGTCGCGGCGGCCCTGCGGGATGTCGTCGGCCACGCGCTGCGCGCGCATCGCGCCCGTCATGCGGGAGGCGCGGGTGGTCTGCCCAATGCCGGT